GCTGCTTGAAAGAAAGAAGTGCATCCAAATGCTTTTACTTTTTTTATATTATGAGTTTTATTAAAAACTTGTTCGTTAGTTATTACTACAGTATCAAGTTGTCTTGAATCCATATTAAAATATTCAACAACAACTTTTCCATGTCTCGTTTTTAAACTTACTCCAGAATAAGAAAAGCCATTTATAGTATTAGCAAGAGAAAAAGTATAAACAGGTGTTTGATAGTTGCATGGATCTGCGTCATCTGGATTTATGGGTCTATCTTGAACAAGAGTTAATTGTCCACCTGACCAGATAGGGTAACAACGCATCATCCCACATATTTCTTGTATTAAATTAAAAGCTTCTGTAGTTTTATTTATAACACCGTTAAAAGCAAATCTAGGTTCTTGACCACTAGGAGTTGTCACTAATTGAGCACAATATTTACTTGCCTGATAAAAAGAATATAAATTAATTTCTGATTCTTGTACATAACTTCCAAATCCATATCTAGTGTTTGTAAGTAAATCTAAAAGTATAAAAGCTGGATCTGTTGTCCAAAATAAATTTGTAGTTATTTGTCCATTAAATATATAATTATCTGGATAAATTATTCTCCCATTATTAATATCAACAGTAGGAGTATTTCCAACGTACTCTTCAGGAATTTTTACTTTTATACCACGATAACGGAATGTTCTTTTTGGAATACTTTGAAATTGATAGGCATCAAATTGTAAAAATGAATAAGCAGTAAAAGGATAACTGAATTGACCATCTAGTACTATTTGTTTATTACCATTACCATCATCAATTTGAATATTAGTATCTAAAGTTTGTCCTTGATAATCTGTAGTTGGTTTTTGTATCTCTGTTAAAGATGAAAAAAACAAAAGATCTTGTATTGAATCATTAGTAAGATTATTATCACTAACTCTTTCTACTGTCACATTAAGAGGGTATCTTCTAAAACTATCTCTACTAAAACTTTCTGTGGCGAATACATATTCTCTTCTATACATATCTGAAGTTCTTCCAGAAAATTTATCTTGTTTCATTAAAGTTGGAGATGGATCTGCAATATCACCTTCATATTGAAAAAATATTTTAAATTCAACTTCTCTACCTAAAAGATCACCTTTATCAGTTTGTTCTTGCAACTGATTAACCTGTAATGTTACTTTTACTCTTTCTGGTGCAACAGATTGTGTTGACGCTAAAGAAGGTCTACCAACATTTACTATTTTTGTTATAGGACTACCTTTATCAACTTGTTGAGTATTGTCATCAATAATATTTTCAGTCTGTAAAGTACCGTCAGTGGATAAGACTTGTTGATTCAATGTGCCATGTCTTACGTCAAAACCACCATCACTAGGCTTATCAAAACCATTAAAATTTGCAGTTTTATAAGTTCCGTCAGCATTTTTTGTGCCATCATTTTTATTTCTTATTGGAGTATCATCTAAAAAAATATCTTCATGAGCATATGCAATATATTGATCTTGGTCATTAGAAGCGAGTTCATATATTTCGTTGACTTGTGAAAGTTCTGAAGTAAGTTTTTTTGAAGGGGTTGCAAAACCTTCTGTAATTCCTTCAGAAAGTATTTCTACAACTTTACCTGTCTCAGTATTATTTAAAGTATCAGGATCTTTAGTAGGTTGTCTTGAACCACCTGAAAGATTACCTGTAATAAAATGTTTTTTATCAGTCATCAGTTTGCAGTTCCTGTTACTAACCCATAATAATATCCATCATTAGCACCAGTGCTAGGTCTGTTACCACTTATATGGGTTCCAATAGTTTCTTTAAGATTACCAGGAAAATACTTGGTATTACCATTTTGTACATAAGCACTGTAGTTAAATTGATTTTGATTTTGTTGTCTAAAGGAAGTTATTAGTTCATCTCCATTGTTTGTATAACCTGTTCCTAAGTATGTGTTATTACCAACAACTGCTTCTATTTTGACTTGCGTAGATGACACGCTATAAATCCTGACATATCTTCTAAGAGATGTATCTGTATTGTCTCTATCATATTCTTCAACAGGATCTCCTGTATTTTCATCAATAGTAAGATTAGTTGTATTACCTCTATGATCTTGAGCAACACTAGAATTTGAGGTACTTGGTGAACCATCAGCAGATTCTATACCAGCACTGATAACAACCGATCCAACGATATATTCACCATATAAAATAGGAATTGGAACTGTAGCAAGTGTAGTGTTGATAGCGTTAGAAAAATTAGCTGATAATGGGTCTTCTGCATCAGGACGTATTTCTGGTGTAAATAAATCAGCAATACCTGATAACACTAGATAAGCTCCTACATAAGCTAATCCTTTGGAAATCATACCAACTTCGCCTAGCCCAACAAATTTACCTCCTGAAAAAGCAGCACCTAACCCTCCTCCACCAAAATTTATAAATGATAAACCGATTAATGCTGCTCCTAATAGTATTTTTCCAAAACCTCTTCCACTTCCAGCTATTACAGGTATTATTTTTATCTCAGCAATACCTACTGGGTCGTGTAGCTCAGTCTTATCTATATCTACATCATTAACACTGACTCTATAATATTGATTTGCCATCTCATGTTCTAGAGAAGGAAAATTAGCTATTAAAAATTTAACTGCTTCAGCAGTATTGCTAACTTTTGCTTTAAAAGATGAACTACCAGTAGTTTCTTTTAAATGACCATATAGTTTGATCTCAGTTAACATACCGATACCTCTTATGTGTACATCTTATATAAAATTCACTATAAGGTTCAATACAACTTAGTCTTTCATTGCAATGATGAGCAATATTTCCATGACCAACATAAACAGCAACATGACTAGGCTTGGGATGTAATAACTTCATAAGAAAAACATCACCCTTTTCAGATGACTCATTATCTCTTAACTGTCTAAAACCAGTTCGCCATGCATAATTTTCAAATAAAGGGTTTTTAAGAAATTCTTCTGATGTTAATGATCTTTCATAGTCTTTTAAATTTATGTTTTTAATTTCTTTATACCAATCTCTAACAAAAGAATAACAATCAGTTAATCCCCAAATCCAAGGTCTACCATATAATTTAGGTTTATATCCACTTGGTTTTAATTCTGACCAAGTATTTTCTAAAGGACTATAAATATACCAAGGAAGTTTTGAAGCTTCACAACTAATCTTGTCTGCATCAGATGGTTCAGAAGATCCTCTTGGATGACTATGAAATATGCCTACTATTTGACCTTGCTCTTCACAAGCAGCATAATTATCAGGATTTATTATAAAATTATCTTCATCTTTAGAAATATTTGGACAATAAAAAAATACCTCTTTACCTTTTATATTTACTACTAGACCACAGGTTTCTTTTGGACTTTCAACTTTACTATCTCTTATAGCTATTTGTTGCCACTGTTTCATCCTTTAAAAATACCTGCTGATGGGAATTGATCTCTAGTTACAAGTCTACGGGGAGCTTTAACTCCTGCTAAATCAAAGTTAGCAGCTAATTCAAATTGAACCACCTCTCTATTTTCTTCACTTTTTCTATCAATAAAATATATTTCTTGTGGAAACTCAGGATAACTAGAGTCAAAAGCATTGTAACTAGGAACTGTACTGTAATTAGAAGTTGGTAAAAACTTTTCTAATGTTCGTTTTCTAGTAACTTTTGCACCTGTAAGGTCATTATTAATTAATCCAGATAAATGAGGTGCATTTAACATTCCCGTGGTGACTGAATTAACAGCACCCAAAATATTAGTAAATGTTGTTAATGCGTTAGAAAAAGTTAATGTAGGTCTAGGTAGTTGCCCTCGACCAAATTTAAAGCCTTCAACTTTTACAGGTAAAGCAATATAATCTACAACTGTGTTACTTGTATCACCTTTGGTCCACTGTATTGAACCAAAATTATTATTGCTTGTTCCGTTATGAAAAAAATAACTTGTATCTATAGTTGCTGGTGGTACATAATGTACGCCACTAATTAAATCAACTTGAAAAAGTTCAATAATTGCAGAAGGATTAGATCCTTGTAAATCTTTACTTATTTTGATATTTGAATTTACAGGCCGACCTTGTTCATAACTTGATGTCATGCTTCAAACACCTCTCTAAATGTTGCTTGTATCGTTGCTCTATTTACATATGGAATCTGTTTAGTATAACCTTTACATACAAATTTAGATGAAGTGGATTCTCCGGGTGGTGTAAAACTAAAACTTATATTATCTAAAGCTCTAGCATTAAAGAAATCTTCAATTTTTGTTGCGTCTGCTGCTGATACATCAAAGGTAAGATTATAAACTTTTGGATTTTGATGACTTGCTAATCCAAAAAGAATCCTTTGCTCAAAACCATCAGCGAAACTAATTGTCCTAATGTTTGGAGAAGAGTTTTTTCTTAAGTTATATTTTGGAGTAGTGCCACCAGTTGTCGTTCCAACATCAGCATCATTAAAAGTAAAAGTAGACATTATGCAAGTAATCCTCCTGGTCTTTTTTGTTGTATTAATTCAGATTGTACTGCTGCTGATATAGCAAGTCCAAGTTGTCTACCTTGTTCTTCATCACCTTCAGCAGAAGAACCAGAAGCATCTACATTTATTACAATACTTGTTGCACCCATAGCATGATTAGGAGTTACTGTTCCTGTAGCTCCAGGAGTGAATAGTTCAGGGCCACGTTCTCCAATCATATAAGTTTTATTAGCCTGTGCAACTCCTCCATTAGCTAAATGTCTAGTAAGATCATTTGCAGTTGCTCCTACACCACCTCTTGTTCCAGTACCAAATGAACCAGGTAATAAATTAGCACCACTTGGAATACCAGTACCAAATGTTCCTCCACCAAAAAATTTAAATCCTATTCCTAATATGCTCATTTGAATCTGTTTGGCAATCATCTGTGCAGCCATATCTAAAAAATGGTCTGCTGTACGCATAAATAAATTACGCAATGCTTCTTGAGCACTCATAGAACCTTTAATTAAACCTTTAAATGACTCTCCAAATGCACTACCAACTGTTTCTGCTAATGTTGTTAATTGATTAATAGGGTCCATTAACATTTCTAATTCATCTCTTACAGCAGCAATATTTGAAGTTAATTTAATTCCCATTGCACGTTCAAATTCAACCCCTAACTGAGTTACAGCAGTAGTTTTATCTTGTAAATTTTCTCCTAAAATTTTATCAATTCTAATATCTTTAATATCTTCTCCTGTAACTTTAGCGTTACCAGCACCAGGTCCTTGTCCAAACAGATTTAAATATTTATTACCTAAACTTCTACCAAAACCCATAAAACGATCAAAATTGGTTACTTTATTTTTATTACCTATCCTTTCGTTTTCTCTAACTTTTATAATTTCTTCTTGTAATTTTTTTTTGAACTTTTAAACTACCTTCAGTTCTTAAAGAAGTTAATAATTGATCTGCTTTCTCTCTTCCAATAATTGATTCAGCTTCTTGAATATCGTTTATTAAACCAACATTAGTTTTTAATCCTTTTATTAAATTAAATGTTGCTTCATCTCCAAATGTAACCAATAAAGAAGTTCTCATTGCAGCATCAAAAGCTTTAAAACTTTGTGCAGCTTGCAATGCTTCTTGTTTTGTCATTCCTAAAGTTTTTCCTAATTTTTTAATATCTTGTGAAGTAAATGTTGCAGAACTACCAGTGGCTAATATTGATTTGTTGACTTTATCAATCTGTTTTTCAAAATCTTGACCTTCTGCAATTCTTTGAGCTATTGCTGTACCAGCTATAGATAAACCAAATCCAAATGGACCTCCTAATGCTCCACCAACTGCACCACCAATACCACCACCTGCCGCTCCCAAAGCACCTTGACCAAATAACAAAGGAAAACCACCACCAATAAGAGCATTACTTAGTCCACCAGAAATCCTACCTGCTTTACCTCTAGGATTTGCAAACATACCTTTAGGATTTGCACCTGTACCAATACCTAAACGACCTAAAGGTCCAGGTCTAACTGGTCCTATTGGTTGTGCAAATTGCTGATTACCAAAAGCTTGTATTCCTTGTGCTTGATTCTGAGCAACTATTGTACTTATTTTTTTTGTATCTGCTTGTATTTTTTTAGCATTTTTATTAAATTCTTTAAAACCACCACCTAATCCTCCACGATTTGATCCAGCAGCAGCAATTTCTCTTTCTAGTTTTGATTGTCCTAAATTTGCTAAAATCCTACCTTTAAAATTTCCAGGGCCAAGCATTTGTTTAGGACCAGCCATTGGACCTTGCATTGGACCAAACATCGGACCTTGCATTGGTAATGGACCTATAAATGGTTGAGGTCCAAAAGGAACAGAACTTCTACCAGCTATCCGATTTTGATTTCTTCTATTTCTATCTATAGATTTTTGTGAAGCAGTATCAAAGACAGTAGGACTTGATACTTGTGAAGCACCTCTACTAAATTGAGCAAAACCTGATTGATTACGTCTAATACTTTCTAGAAGTCTTTCTCTTTGTTGATATTCTTTATTTAAATTTCTTTCTGCTACAACTAATTCTCTTGCAGCTTTTTTCTGCATTAAAGTACCTGATGCAACAGCATTAAAACTACTTTTTGCTGTTGATAAAACTGTATTTAAATTTTCAAAACTTTTTATAAATAATTTTTGATCTTTAGCAGCATTTTTTAATCTTTGATTTAAACTCTCTATCTGTTGTGTTGTATTCTTTACAGTTTTATTAAACGAAGTAAGTTTCTGAGCACCTTTTAAACCAACAGCAATATCTACC